TACCCCGCCCCTTTTGCTCTAATTATAAAATCTTTATTAGCTTCCCCGCTTACTACTTCAAAAACAGGCGCAGCCATAGTACTTGAAGCAGTTGTCATCTGAAAAGATGAGATATTATCAGCTACGTTAATGAACGCTAACATATCAGTAAATGTAGAGGTAGCATTATCCTCTAAAACCCTAATAACTTTGTCATTGGCAAACTCCAAAATATCCGCTCGCTCGGTAAAAGAACCCGATGAATTATAGACAGGAAAAGCACCAGCACCTTGGATTTTATAGGCAAAGTATCCTATACCTGATAATACCGCTATAATACTCAACGAAAGACCAATTATAATTTTTCTCATATATTTGCTCATAATTTCTATTAGTTATTTAGTTATCCATATAAGGCGTTTGCATAATCCACGAAGCTTTGGCAGTCCAATACTGATAACAAACCTGATCACCACTTCCCAGTGTAATATTCACATTTCCTTGATTTTTAACACCACTGCTAGCTAACACATCGTCATCTTGAATTGTGATAGTGTTTGCGTCGCTATTACCTAACAAACAAAGTTTCTGTCCATTTGCACCAGTAGGAATATTGGGAGTGGCGGTAATGGTAACTGCCCCACCTGAACCTTGAATTAACAAGTTAGAATAGTTATTTATATCAGTAGAAGAAATACCTGTTACTGTGATATTTCTTGCCGAACCTGGAGGTGTTTGAACCATTCTATAAATTATCAAAGAATTACCGAGAGTATCGGTCATTGTTAAACTTCCGTTTATGTTCGTACTTCCATTTACTCTAAAAGTCCCTGTTACAGTCATAGCGCCAGTTCCATTGTTCCAAATAAGATTTGAACTACCACTTAACAATCCTCCAACACCAGCGTAAAGTATTTGGTTTTGAGTTAATGCGGTATCGGTGATTGAGCCTGCTACAACGGAAGTTGAAGAGGCGAGAGCGGTGATGGTGGATGTTACCGAATTAAGATTTAAAAAATAACCATTGGCTATGGGATTACTGGCTGTGCCAGCTGATCCAACAGTAATGGATGTAGAAGTTGATAATAAAACACGTCCTAAATTATCAACGGCTAATGCTGTGCCACTTTTATCTGTCAAAGTGACAGGAGTAGCATCGTACTTTCCCGGCATGCCATATTGAGCAGGCGATGCGTAAACTATTCCTAAGCCGGCACCGACCACAAACAGCCCGACAATCCCTCCACAAAATAACCAAAAGAGTTTCTTCATATTATTGACCAATTATATTAATAGTTGTTGATGGTGAAATGACTAAATTTCCGACATTATCTGTTGATAGTGCCGACCCTGTGCCATCACTAACAACAGTTGAAGTAACTTCATATCGACCTATATTACCATAAATCATATTCGCGCCAAGTGTAACTTTTTTACTACCTTGATAAGATCCAACACTATACGAAATACCAACTAATAACATTGCTGATAAAACGATAACTACGAGTTTTTGTTTATTCATATTTAATTAGGTTAATTTTCTCTGTTAATCGCTCCAAAGATGAAGCGATTTGAGAGGAAGTTAAAAAAACCAATAATTCCTAAACCAATTTCCGAAACCTCCGTGTCCTGCGCCACCTCCACCTGAACTATCGTGAAGATCATACACCCCAGCACCACAACTCGAATAAGTGGAAACACCTGCCGCCGAACCTGCCGCAGCATTAGTAGCCCCACCAGCTCCACCAGCCGCTGCCGAACAAGAATCACAATTATTTCCAGATAAACCACCAGCCGCACCGCCAGTACCACCAGCGCCCAAATAACTGCCACCACCAATTAAGCCAACAGCACCACCATCTTGAACTGCTGTCGCACTCGCACAAAAACCAGCTCCGCCTGTTCCACCTTTCCCACCTGCATAAGCTATTATTCCTGAATTTGCAGTTAAACGATTGTAAAGCCCAAGAAAAGAACCGCCGCCGCCACCAGCTTCACCGCCAGAAGAGTGGACGGATTCAGACGCGTTAACTCCATTACTACCATTTTTGCCACCAACGTTAATTGTTCCTGTAAAATTTAACGCGCCAGCACATTCAATTTTTAACGAACCTCCTCCCAAACTTGAAGATGTCGCATTTGTTCCTTGCCCTCCTGAACCAGTTATTGTTGCCCAACTTCCTTGCCATAGTAATATATCACTTGCGCCATAACGATTAGTATTTGTTACGGCCATATTATATGCTTGCGCGTTTTCAAGATAACCATAACCACGAGTTGATGTTGCCGCTCCCATTCCACTTGCGTCAATTGTCCCTGCTATCGTGCAATCACCTCTTGATTTCAAAACGATATAAGAACCTGTTGATGAGGGATTTGAGAAAGCTAAACCCGCACCAGAGGAGATATTTATTGAAGTATATTCTTTTACAATTATACTTGCATTACTTAAATTTATTGTTGTAGTATTAGAAGTTATATTTAATACTCCGTCAGAACCATCACCGCCAAACGCTCCACTCCAACCTCTTAATGTAGATGAAGCATCACTTATCGGCACAGCATTAGCCGTTGGAGTGTCGGTTTCCTGATAAGCGGACGGACTGAATATCCAGCTCGTAGCTGATGTAGTTCTGCCAACTATCTTTTTATAAGTCCCTGCTGTTGTGGTTGGTTTACCAGCGTCCGAAACATAGACAACACTTCCAGCTGGGGCGAGAGTGGTATAAACGATTGAGCCGTCAAGTAAGACCTTGACGGTCGCTCCTGCCGCGCCACCTTCGTAAGCCACACCATAGACTTTATTTATAAGAGATGAATCGTTTGCTAATACTTTATAAATTCTTCCGTCTGTTGAGGAAACATATACAATATCGCCATAAGCGATTGAAGCATCGCCATTGGTTGCTGTAATCCAGTGGGAGGTCTTATAATCAAGGATTGAGGTTGGATTGACGAATAGACGAGCGCCTGTTGAGCCAGTGGCTGTGCCAGCGATAAACTCGGCGGATGTGGCTTCCTCTACAATGCCCTTGGTTGTGGTATTAGCTAAAGCGGTTTCAGCGGCTGGGGTAAAGCCGGTCCAAGATGTGCCCTCACGAACATAGAATTGACCATCTGTTGTTGAGTAAATAATATCACCGGCGACAGCAGTTAAGGCATCGCGCTGAGTATTTGTCATGGACGGAACACGAATAGTGCCGGCAGTTGTTGACACAATAAAACCACCTTGAACAGTTGTTAAACCAATAATTGTGGTTGTGCCGGTAATAGTTTGTGAAGCACTTGGCGACGAAACAATCGCTGTGCCTGAAATTTTGCTTGCGCCAATTGCCGCCGATGCGTTAACATTGGCATTTGTAATATTGCCATTAACCAAGGTATAAAGAGTATCAAAATTTGAATTAACATCGCTTGAACGTATAACAGTATTTGGACTAAAAGTATATGGTTTTGTAACCAATCCGCCAAGCATTGGTGAATTGTTTGTAATTGATTCACCATCAACAGATAATTCATCTCCTATTTGTAATTTAGTAGGATCTGTTATGTTGTTTTCTTGCGCTACTTTGCGCCAACCACTTCCAAATAATCCCCACAATGTATCACCACTTTTTACAGTAATTGTATAAGCGGCCGCAACACTTCCAACTAAAAGACACGAAGTAATGAATAACGATAAGATGATTGTTTTAAATATTTTCATATTTTAGTTTATTGATTCCCAACCTGCTTGGGTGTTTTTAAATATTTTTAATTTGCCATCAAGCGGATTAAACCACATTTTGCCGGATCGTGGATCGCGTGGCGTAGTAGTTTCAATAGATATTAAATCAAGTTTCGCGTAAATATTTTCAAACTCTGTATCTATTTTTGTGTCATCATGACTGTGAATTTTGGGCATATTAATGGTAACGATAAGGATTATATTCCTGTTCTATTTTAAATATTTCCATTGGTTGATCAGCGACATTGTTAAAAAATTCATATTGCACTGTTCTACCGCGACCGCCCGGCCTATGGCGTGAAATAATCCTATCAGATGATGAAAATGTTCCTACGTCCCATAAAGACACATCCCATACCGCGCCTAATTGTAAGTGGTTAACTACGGCAAATGACTCAAATCCATATCCATCAAGATTTTTTCTTATCTCTAAATTGCTTTCAACACTTTGCGCCGCGCCCTCATAAAAAAAAGATTGTAATCTTTTGTAAATTCCTACCGCCCCCTCATCCCATTCTTTTGTTTGAATATCAAATTTAATTGACGATTCTTGGTCGTTGAAAGTGCCATCATAAAGCTGAATAACCTTTGATGAATCAGACTCACCAAAATATAAATCATTTAATCCATTTGAATTTTTAAATACCCCCATTACATTCGCGTTAAGCCCTTCAAACTTAGTCCATACACCAAGCGATGTTGGTATATTAGACCAAATTAAATCCATCACCCAAATTACATCCTTAACTGTACTTGTGGAATTTGCGGCGGCCATTAAATAATATTTATCACTGAATATAAATCCTGAAATTGCGGTAAATAAACTCTTTTTAAAATCATTTATTGCCGGTTTAATTTTACGACTCAATAGGTACTCATTGGATCCATCAAAGGCATATACACCATCTTGCGCCAAACAAATACTATATCCACCATAAGAACCAATACTATTTTTAGCCATGCAACCATGAGTATTTTCTCTCCACTTAAAGGCAAAGTCATCTGCTTGATTCCCCACAACTACGCCTGACTTGCTTTTAGAATAAACAACAATATAGTCTCTTGTACGTCCAATCCCAACTAAGTCCTCGCCGGTATCAATGTAAGCGTAGCCATCCCATTGCTCGCCATTTCCAAGCCCTGACCAATAAACTTTCGTGCCAAGTATTCCCCACAACCTGCCATTATGAACTACTTGATTTGTAAACTTTGGTAAATTGGATATATCAGTAGCTGTTGTTGAAATTATCTTAAAACCAGTATCAGTACCATTATTACAAACCACCGCTTTGCTTTTAGTATGAATAGAATATACAGACGTAGCATCAGGATTGATATCCCAACGGCCATCAACATATAATACTGTCGCGGTATTTTCTAAAATTGTCTTTACTTGGCCAACGCCAGTGCCGGATGTTATCTTAACAATGTAATCGCGGTAACCATTAACAGTCCAGCTTGCGCCACCATTAGTCAAAGAATAATCGGCGCCAGCGGTTGCTGTGCCAGTAGTAACCGACGCAACAGTCGCACATTTAATGTCGCTCATTTCCACATACAAATCAGCAGTAAGGCCAGTTTTAATATCAGTATCCCAATTACCTGTATTATACTCAACAATCTTTGTGCTTATCGCCTTGAATTTATAGGCAGTACCAGAGTCGTTGGTATAATTTCTCAAAGCATAAACAGGACTTGTGTTTAAATCAGTACCATATTCAGAGCTTCCATCTCTTTTTTTCAAAGAACCCTTTTTTGTTAAAACAACATTAACAGCTTCCCGAACTTCATTGTCGGCCAAATCACCAAGAAAATCTTCCAAATTTATTCCGCCATTAAATTGTTTAGCTATTAATAATGACATATTAACCTATTGGCGTTGAAAAATGGCGCTCATTGGATTCATCAATATAAACTTGTGTTGTTCGTGGATTATTTTCACCGATAGTTTCAGAATTAATCTCATATGCTTGATCACTATACATCTTCTCTGCCATGGCAAAATGAATATTCGCCTTGCTCTCTTGCTCGGCTTCAAGCCAACACAAACCAAGAGCATAGCGAACAATTAATGGACGATATGAAGTTTCAATATCTCCATCAATTTCATCGCTATAATCATTGTCAGAATCAGAATCAGATAATCTTGATAAAACTTTATCACAATAAATCTCAATAGCATTGGTAACGGAAGCACTTGGTTTTGGATAAAGTTTCAAAGTTGCTTTCTCAACACTCCAAGCGAATGGATCTCCAGATTCAGACGTTTCAGTGAAAGTTAAAAAATCTTGAAGTGGATAATAATTTATTGGTTCAGCGGAAGTGCCATCATTATACCTTATCATTTTAATTTTCTTAATTCCTAAACCAGATAAAGAATATTCCTCCTGATTGATAACCGAATTAACTCTTACTCGTCCATCGCGCATTACATATCCGGCTTTTCCCCAAAACCACTCACGCGCGTCATTGATTGAATCAATTAGAAGATCATCGCTCCATTCGGTATTGTTTTCAGTAACAGTAATATGTAGCTTGCGTTTTAATTCGTATAAATAATCTTGTAGCGAAGTTGTAAAATTCACATTATAAAAAATTAAATTTAATTATTTTAGTATGTTTTCTCATATTACATCCCAAACAAAATGTTTAAAACCTAATTTTTGACCCATATATTTAATCATCTAATCGGGGGATTGGTATGGAAGCCGGGAGGATTAAAAGCCCCACACCTCTCACCCGACCAGAGGATTTTATTCCTCTGATTGTTTTGATTTTTTGGAACGTTTGCCAATTTTTACTTTCTCAATCATTGGGTCAAATTTTGTTTCCGGCATTTTAACAACCGGCGCTATTCCGACTTCGCTATCAAACAAAAGCGCATTTTTAACTTCTGTAAGATCATTGCGTGTAATAATATTCTGTTCATTTATTCTCCATTTTTCTCGACCATTATCATCGAGCCCTTCAAACTTTTCTTGTAAAAGTTCAAGGTTTTTCATTCGGCAAATTTTATCTGCCAAATGTTTAGCGATATGATTCGCTAATGGTTCAGGCAATATTTTCTTTTCGCCTGATTTTAATGTTTGTGGCTTACCACCATACAAACACTCAAAATCCTCAATTGTTGGATTAAATACGCCCTTGACTCGATTTGGATCGTTATCAAAAGGTATTTTTTCCAATGGTGTAAATTCCGCCATAAGATAAAGTTAATTAATTAATTCCCGGCCTTTGTCTTCCTGCCCATAAATGAGCAGGAAAGAAAAGCGAAATTAAGTCGCTTGACAGAATACTCTTTCACCAATCAAATAAACATTAACTAATCCGGCGGCGTTTGTCGCGTATGCTTCTTGAGCAATAGCCACAGAGCCAGTTGTCTTTGTAGTAGCACCGGATGTGCCGTCAACAATCAAAGCAACTCCAGCATTGATAACTTCCAAGAAGTCATCTTTTGCGACATCCTGTGAAGTACCATCGCACAATACTTCCGCGTCGCCCTTATATTGCGCCCAAGCCCAACCAGCCGCTGTTAAAGTTTTGGTTGGAAACACAACTAATTGATAAATAGTTGTTGAAGTGGCGGCCGCAGTATTTTTTGGATTATATTCCTCATCGCCATCAAACGTTACGAAATATGGTGTTCCGGCAGTGACGGCCGCAGTAAAATACATATAAATGTATTCCTTGTTGCCTTCAACTCTTTTGGAACCGGCGACACCACCTAAATCGCTTAAAGATCCTTTAAGTGTCATAAGATTAAAAGTTATTGATAATTAAGATACTCAACGCTTAATACTCCGTTTGTGGTTGTTGCGGCAGTACTCATAGTACCAACGATGTATTGTGTACTCGTACACAAAGTCCCTGTTCCGCTAACAGTACTTGTAGCCAAATAATTAGCTGAAGAAGTAGAGAACGTAGCGGTTGTAAGTGTAGTTACCAAAGTAGTTGTCGAACTATTAGCAATACCAAGTGACATTGTACCGGTTGTATTTGCCGTTGAACTTGCTGTCAGATAAAATCTCGCGCTCTTGATTAACCAATTATTACAAGAGATTGAGGCTGGTAAAGTAGTACCGGAGGCCGTAACCTTTGAATAAATTTTGGCTGTTTGGTAAGTATCACCAGCCGCGCCAAGAGTAAAACCAACTGCTGGTTGAGTTTCTTCCACTTTATTACCAAGAATTTGAGCAAGATAATATCCTGTTTTTTCCGCAATTTGTGAATACAAATCGCCGACATCTGCTTTGACAACACTGAAAGATAGCAAGGCCACTCCCAATATAGTCGCTATAAATAATTTTTTATATGTTTTCTTTTTCATATTATAGTATTCTATATTTAAAAGTAGCACCTGATTCAGCATCCGACGAAGTAATAGTAAACGAGCCATTACTTATTGCTGATATATGCCAACTACCATTAAAAGCAGATGTGTGCATAAAATCCGGTATAAAGCTATTAGCACGCACGTGAGCGTTGGTAATTGTCTTTGTGTTGCCAGATGTCCAAGTTTCAGAGCTATCTTCCACATCATCATACTTGAATGATGATAGGTAATTAGCATGGTTTCTGTTAGACATAGTTTTCCCCGTAGGGTCTTAACTCCTCCCTGAGCTATAACTCCGTAGAATTAAGCTGTAACTCCTTTTGATTTCGCATGTCGTGCCGGACGTTTTTGTGTTAATTGTCCATACATCAAAATAAATCCAACTTGCCCATCTTGATCGTGCGGTTCGCGCATTGGAGTAACTGTAAAGCCGGAGGCATCTGTAGGATGTACCGGGTGATCTCCAACAAACAAATCAAGATAACGAGTATTTAAGAAGAACATATCACCAGATGTACAATATTCATCAGCAATAACTTCCGCACCACGATACATTAACTTGCTAAATGAACCATCAGCAGTAGCAGAACCAGTAAATCTCTGATTAGGTAATAGCAATGCTTCATAAGCATTTTGTACTGTTTCGGTTGTAACAAGCAAATCAACTGATTCGGCGCCACGGCCTGACGAAGCGGCTGAATATTGAGTGGCCATATGAGCCAAAGTCAAAGAGCCGACAGCGCTTGATACTGTGGAATTAAACCAAGTATAGGTTGCTAATGTGATATCGCCAAGACTTGTGACGTCTGTGCCATCATCAACTAACGCGCGAAGTCCAAGCAAGTCTTTTGAACCATTGCCTGAACCATCAGCAAATACCATTGTTGAAATGTTATTTTTAAATGTTTCTTTTGCTTCTTCCATATCTTGCTTTAACATATTCACAACAGTTTCCGTACCACCTGATTTGCCACCATTTTTAAACAACTCAACATTGCTAACTACGATCGGAGCATAAACTTGCTTCCAATCATATTCAGCGCGAGTGCGTGTATCCTGTAAATCAGTATCCAATACCTCAAGACCGGAATAAGAACCGCCATTGGTATTAAATTTATATGTAACAGGAACGTGAATTTGAGAACCACCAACAGTTAACTTTTTAGCTTTGGCTAATAGTTTGCCAAAGAAAGGCATTTCCTTTTTTAACTGATGGACAACTGCAGGCAATACGTAATCACGTGTGATTGACGTAAGGCGTGCGTAATCGGTAACCGCCATAAGTTTTATATTAATACCTCCCTATAAATAAGATTTGATGTCAGAGAATATAGTGGATAAATCTTTGTTGCCATCGCGTTTCTCATCCCATTTTGGGCTTTCACCATAGCGGTTAGCGCCACCAACCGGAATACCGGCCTGCTTTGCTTTTTCCGCTTCAATTTCCTCAAGAGTTTTTTTACCATTCTTGGCTTTACCCTCGTATTGAGCAATCTTTTCATCTTTAAGCATTGCTAAATATGCTTGTCGGAGAGTGCCTAATGGATAATTATTTTCAGCCGCGTACTTTTTGGATTCATTCACACGTTTAGCGAAATCATCACCATACTCAACTGATAATTCTTCTACCTCTTGTTGAATCTTTGTGGTTGTTTCATTTTGTTCTTTCAATGGACGATTAAGTGTTTCCATTATTTTACCAACAATCTTCTCCTCTAATTGCGAGAGTTTGCCGTCGTTTGCTTTCATTAGCAAGCGAAATCCAGCTTGTGTTTCAGGGTCGGCTGACTGCAATTCAGGAGGTAAATCTTCTTGTTGGTTATCCTCTGACTTTTGCTGGGGCTGTTTAACAAGTTTTTCCAACTCCTCAATCTTTTGTTTGAGAGTCGGCACTTCTTTAGACATTGCCCTGTCTTTTTGCCAAGCAGACATAAGCCCATTAAAGCGATCCTTAGAATATTCGCCATCATATTTCCCTGTATCAGGATTAATGGTTGGCTCTTTCTTCTCATCGCCTTTAGCCTCAGGCTTAACTTCTGTCTTGCCAACGTTTAGAGTTTGTGGCTTTTCCACATTCTCAACTGTTTTACTACCATCCGGCGGATTCGCACTGCTTTCGCCTTTCGGCTTATCAGCGAGTGCTGTGTCAAACGCCTGTGAAATGGTGAGATTTGGTTCTTCCATAAATTGTTTTTTATCCACTTTCTTTAATCGGCGAGCCAGACGACTGCCAGTAAAGATGAGAGGTTTAGTTATTATTTACTAATTCAATTTTAATTCCAAACCTTGTCCTATCAACTTCAATCAAATTATCTAACCATTCTAATAAATTATCCTTTACAATTTCATCCTCTGTAGAATCTGAACAAATTCTATCTTCTATTTCTTTTCTTGCAGTAGAAAGTCCTATTATTAAACCTTCATAAAAATCAGTAGACTTTGTTTCTGTTTCTGATACCCTTGTTAATAAATGTTCTTTGTGCATATTTTATAATTTTAATTACATTGTAGCGTTCATTTGCATAGGTTCACTATTCGCACCCATAGGTTGTTGCTGTCCTTCTGCCATTTTATTATAATCCTCAATCAGCTGTGCCATAAACTGCTCTTGTTCAGGACTAAACTGATTTGACTTCAAAGCCATCAATAGCATATCGTGGTGAATCTTTGGATCATCGTCAGCTTGAATTTGCACTTGGTCAAATCTATTAGCTTGAATTGCTTGTATCTTCTCCAATACCCTTTGTTGTTGGTCATCCATTCCATCAGTCATAATAGTTTTCTGTTTAATCCACATTTCAAGACGTTTGGCTGTCTTTTCAGGCTCCGGGTCATTCAATCTTTCATACAATGTTAAGGGATCAAGAGCGTTAGAACGATATAAATCTAATACTTCCGATCTCTGTGCCTCTTTTGAAACAGGCATCATCGAACCCGACTTCATATAAACTTTAAAATTTTCGTCAATGGTTTCGTAATCAATAGTTTGTCCGGAGTCAAGCGTATATTTACCAGGCTTATAAATCTTGCGTATCTGAATAACCCACTCGAATAACTCCTGTAAAGCGTCCTCAATGTTACGTGTTACATAGCGAATAGGCGTTTGGTCAGCCTCTTGTAGCGCTAAAATACCACCTTTTGTCTTGTTTGACGCGTCAGATCCACCACGAGATACCTCATGATGTCCCCAAATATTATCTAACTCACGCTTATTAACCTCAATATTATCAAAAAATTGTGTTGGCACCGGAATACCTTGAGCCACAAAGAACGAACTGCCAAGCGATTTGTTATCACCAGTATTCATTCTCACTACTTCACCCATTGCCTTTCCCTTCTCAATGCGTTTGGCTTGGTCTTCGTTCATTATCTTGCCATCAACAAAGATGTTTGGTTTACCTAAATACTCACTATTTTGTTGTATATCACGCTTACGATCATTAATGTCATCAATTTCCTCGCAAGATTGTAAAACAGTACTTCTTGAATATAACTCACCGCCCAAGCGATATGTATCAAATTGAACAAGCGGAATTTTAGCAAATGGTAAATAATTCTTCTTTGGAGTAAAACTCATCATGGCGTTTGACACTTCTTCGCCAATCTTATCTTGGTTAGTTTCCATTCCAACCACGCCCTTAACGGCGTCAACCGCCTTGCCTATAGCACTAAACACGCCCGGCTTTTCATATTTACTCTTAATTTTGCTTTCAATTGATTGCTTTTGGCCATCCTCATCAAGTGCCCAAAACGGATTCTCAATTGACTCCATTATTTTATGCCCAGCTTTATATGCCCAATGATCAGCTTCCATATAAAGTTGTAGCTTGCAAACATTTTTCAGCGTTTCCTCCGAGCTATTGCTATCCTCAAAAGAGATATTAAGCTCATTATGATCAGCAAACATTACGTCTTTGCATTTGTCTTTCCCATATTTACCCCACATCCATTGCTTCGAACGATAGAAATCAATAATAATATAATCCGCATAACATACTTCATCAGCATTTGGGTCAATGTGTACACGGCTTGGCTTAATTGCCTCAACCATAACTTGTTTAAGCTTTTCATCCCAATAAGGCATGACATAATAATCAGAATAAAGCCACATACCGAACACCCATTGCTGTAATTTTGATTGTCCTTTCATTCCGTCCCACCATTCCTCTAAACTAACACCTAAATTATCAGCTGTTTTGTTCATTATCTTACGCTCTGCCTCTGGGGTTTCCTCGTGTATATCAACAATTCTCACGGATGGATTTGGCTTTGAATCAGTAACAAGCCCGGTCATATTCCTAACAATTGGAAATAATGGATTGTATATCAACGACTCTTTGTTTGGGCTTACTTTGCTTGGGTCACCATCTAAATATGCTTCTGCCTTGCGCCATTCCTTAACTTTCTTGGAATGTAATTGTTTGGCATTATCAACACGCGCATTAATTTTGGACAATAATACAGTATTATCATCTTTTTTCCAATCAATAGGATCTGAATTCTCAGGGATATAGTTCTCAACAGCTTTCTCAATTGTTAAATCGTTTGCCATATTTATTTATAATTTAAATCGCCCCATTCAGCTTGCGCTTTTTTAAATAAATCCTCTGCGTTTAGGGGTCTCGCCGGAATGACTGGTTTTGGCTCTGGAAGCTTTTTATTAAATGGCTCATTCAAAGCCATAAATCCATATCTTACGCTATCAACTGCATCATCAGCACCATCAGTATCTAAATCTTCACTATCATCTTTGTAAACTTGCAAAGGAATTGTTCTTATTAAATTTGTACAGTTTTTAAAAATCTGCCACCTTGTTTTTGTTTTACCTTGCCCATCAGTATCGTATTTAAAATAACCACGCATTAAGTTCCAACCATTAACTCGGCTATGAGCACCCTTGTGAACCAAGCGAATAGAGCAATCAAACTTATTATCCTCAAATACCTCACGCATTTGCGCCATTACCGAACGCCCTGACTCTTGTCCAACATTAGCTATGTTATTATCAGCCACTAACCATTCAATTTTTTCATTGTTATTGACTACAAATATCGCTTTTGCAAGCATTTCGCCGGTATGTTCTCTCACGAATATCTCACGATATGTGTAAACTTTGCCAGTTATTGGATCAATAGCATGCCAATAAACAGCCGCGTAGCCCTTATCTTCTGTGTTCGAATGGTATCCATAGTCAAGCGATATATATCTTTGCCACGCAATGGGTAATTCAAACGGCTCACAAGTATGAACCCTCTCCTCAAACTCTGTAAAATACTGCCCGGCAAATACAGTCCAATCGCCAAATAAATACGCGCGCTTCATCTTTTCAGGCATTGATTCTAATTGTTTTCTGTAACTTACGGCGAAGAATGGATTATCTGTCGGTAATGCTTTAACATAAAAAAACTCTTCTGCTTCCGTTTCGTTCTCATCATACTGCCTATCCATCCATAGCTTCTTAACCCAACCGTGTCCTATCTGCCCCGGATTTGTTGCGGCCACAAACCTTGTATCTTCAATGCCCGGCCATCTTAAACGCAATCGCAACATGTCAAATACCTGCTTATTATTCATCGTTAGCTCATCAACAGCCACCAACACGAACTCTGATGACAGATATTTGCTTGGATCGTCCAAGTTCCTTAAAGATAATACCCCACTTCCATATTGCGATTTGATGTGAAAACCAAGCCCATGCTCTTTGCTCTCTTTAAGCGTTCCAAGCCATTGCGGATATTCATAAGCCATTCGCGAAATGTGTCTATCTCTTAAACTTGGATAATCTTCACAAAATAATCCGGCGCGTATTCCACGTTGCTTTGTAACATTAAACCATTTTAACAATTTTATTATTGGATACCATCTTAACCAATACGACTTTCCCGGCCCCGCTGAACCACCATACAGTAAATATCTATACTTATCTGCCATCTCTGTCGCGTGTTTTTGTTTTTCAAAGAAATGGACAAGTTCTGACATCTTAACCGTCTGCTTATCCATAAATTTTAGCAATCAACCGATAAATAAATTGGGGAATCTTCATCACCACTATGTTTAATTCTATCCGGCGCTTTACTGTTTAAAATATTTGCCGCTTTAATTGCCATGTCGCGCTCATATTGTATCTCGCTCTTTGCGCCTTTGCGGACAGTAGCAATTAGAAAATCAATAACTTCCGGCAATACAGCATCAAGTTTTGTAAAATACGCCTGCTCTCTATGAGCTGGTTTTCTTCCGCTTCTTCCTTTCTTTCCAAATAATGTTCCGCTTGTATTAGCCATAATATTAAAACTATTTATTTGCTAACAATTATCATCTGGGCGGTATATTATACAAGGAAGTTTAGGCCAAGTATAGCGGTTTTACCGCCCTCTGTGCGTAATCACACAGCTAATGTACCACCTAAATAATAATTAATGTACAAATCTACTTGTCATTGATCCACGTTTCGCCTGCCACCCGGCCATTTCTAATTTCTCATCAACAGTTTGTTTTTCAATTTCCATTTTCTTTTTTTCCTCATTGATTCGTTTCACACTATCAGGATATATTCGCACAAATCTTTTATCCCACAATTGTAATGTGTCGATACTATGCTCAATAGCATATTCATTCCTTGCATCATGCTTTGAAAATCTTTTTTTCTCACCACACTCCGAACACTCCTCAAAAGTATAATTCTCATCTTGCTTAATAACTTCGAATGTATGACTAAATTCTCTACACTTCGCTTTCATAAATTTCAATTTTTCTACCCATATAAAATAACTTCTCTTTTTGTATCATATCATTAAAACTTGCCGGCGCGCTATTAAAATGATATTTATCAAAATAATCATAAACTTTACGCGCTTGGTCAGTTGTTAATTTCAAAACTTGCGCCTTTGTATTTTCCTCAATCATTTTTTCTAATAATTTTATAATCATAATTTAAAAAAGACGCAAAAAAAGCGTCTATAAAATATCTTCCTGAATTGAATTATACCGCCACATAAAGCACGTATGCGGGGCGTAAAATTCGCTCCTAAATTCTCATTACCGTTATGGCTTGTCCTCCATAACGAATAATGAAAAATTAATCACCAATAATTTAATATTATCATATCCCAAATTAAAAGTCAATAAAATTTGTAAATACTAAAAAAAGTTATCCACAGGGGTATTTATTTTGCTATGTTATGCGTATTTATCAAGCCACCGACGGCTTGACAAGTATATAAAAGTATGGTATAATAATTTTAGAGTTGATAAAATTTCAACTCATCGGAGCGGTAACGACTACTCGGACAATGTGAACTTGTTTACATATCGCCTGAATAATCCGTTATCGTTTTACGAGAGTGGTATGGTAAATATCCGCCATATCACTTTCACCCGAAAGGGATTTATTTACAATATTAAAAATATGAACAAAAAACTATTATATTTTTTTGGAGATATTGAACTTTTATTCAACCGCTTGTCCCGCAAACTCCGCAATGAGATTAAATGGTATAAGTGGTATTATTCAAGATAATATGAAAAAAGAATTTATACAAAATGCCATTAAAAATGGCTACGATAATAACCGTTGTAATGGTTGGGATTGGATACTAGCGAATTTATCTGAATTGGATTATATTTTTCAAACAGAAGAATACAAAAAATGTAAAGGAATGAAATTTAAATGTATGCCGTTATTGATTAAAAATGATGTTTTAACAGAATTGGAAACAAGAGTATTGGAAACAGCGTGGTTTTGTAATAATAAACGCGTCCACGAACTGGAAGAAAAAGATAAAATAAAAAAACTAAATGAAATGGGGTTTTACAACATTGAAAGTGATGAAAAATATGATAAAAAGAAAGTGGAATTTTATAAAAATAATTCAGATGATTTTTTTGGCGGTATAACAAAGTATGTTGGAAAATTAAAATGGTCACCAGTTGATAAACGTCTAATGGTAATGAAATCAAAACATAGACGAAGAGGTTGGTGGATTGACAAAGATATTTATGTTAAATTTTTATGAACATTATAATAAATAAAACAATCCCTCAATGTGAATTATGCGGAGAAGAATGTTTTGACGAAACCAATAATAATTTGGTGGAGGATTACGAAAGTATTGACGAAAATAAGAGATGTATTGGGTGTTATCAAGAGTGGGGTGATAGTTGGCCGGATAGGGTATAGTTGTGTATAACTCACTTTTGACTTTTTGATTATTTTGTGGTATAGTAGAGAAAATTTAATATATGCCTAAAATCTGTTCTCATAATAAACTATCACAGGGTCAGCTTCTACACCGTAAAATCGGTGGCCGTTTGAACAGAGCGGTAGGCAAGAAGTTGACCCGATGATAGTTTTTTTGTTATGAAATTAAACAAAAAATATTTTCTTCAAGGCAGCCATAAAAATTACCATATTTGTAATAATTGCGAAAAAGAAATTGAAGCGTGGTTTTATTATTGGAAAAAAGCTAATTTTACTTTATGTTTTAATTGTTTGGAAAAAATATGGACAAAACACAATTCCAAATAGAAAATGGAAATTTTACAAGAATTTTAAATTCAATTATTGATAATCTATTTAAAATACCTTTTAAAGGATGTGAATTTGAAGTAGCAATGTTTATTATCCGTAAAACCTATGGATTTAATAAAACAGAAGACCAAATCAGTTTAAGCCAATTTTGCTGTGGGTTAAATAGAAGCAGACCAAGCATAGTAAAGGCTTTAAAAAATTTACAACTAGTTAATATAGTTTTACTAGTTAAACAAGGAAATAGTAAAAAATGTAGTAATCTATGGAAATTTAATAAATATAACCCTACTTGGCAACTAGTAAAGATAGCTAAACTAGTTAAACATACATATCCAACTAGTAAAGAGTACGCACCTAAACTAGTAAAGCGTGCTTTACACACAAAAGACACTATTACAAAAGACACTATTACAAAAGAAAGGCACATTATCCCTCCAACCCTTGAAATGATACAAAGCTATTGCTCCCAGAGAAATAACAAAATAAACCCACAATACTTTTTAGATCGCAATTCAGCTACTGGTTGGATGTATGGCAAAACAAAAATGAAAGATTGGCAAGCCGTAATAAGAACGTGGGAAAAACACGAGAAAGATTGGGGTAAAAACAAGCCAGTAATAGACGAGAAACAACAAAAGGCCATAAGTTTAGTCAAACAATGCGAACAACAATACGGATACGAGAACGGAGCAGAAATAGCAATGTTTCGTTTTTCTACAAAATACGGGAAAGATGAAATGTTAAAATACAAGGGTATTTTTAAATTGTAAAATATGGGGTCAACAATATATGTTTTAATTGACGACAAAAAACGGCATAGTGGAGCAAGGACTTTTTTAGTCAAAGATGAACAACAATTTAAAAAACTAAATGAGGATGGCTGGGGGGTGTATTTTTCGGTTAATGAATTTGATAAAACACGAAAAGAAGAAAATGTTACTAGTTTACGTTATGTTTACGCGGATATGGATGTGGCAAAGTTTGGCGACAATCAAAATCGTGAGGATAAAGAAAAGAAAAAATCAAAACTTTTTTCAGCTATGTTGGATTATTGTGAGCCAACAATGATCATTGACACGTCTAATGGTTTACAACCTATTTGGGAATTACAAAACAAAACGGTAAATGAAGAAAATAAAATAATATATAAAAAAATTTTAAAAGGAATTGTAGAATGGAGTAAATTATTTGGAAGTGCCGGCGATAATGTTTATGACATATCACGCATAATTAGACTACCGAATTATTATCATAAAAAAGCCGAACCATATTTATGTAAGATTGTTTTTAAATCTGATAAAAAATACAATTATGAAGAATTAGAAAAGTTATTCCCTTTTCAAGAAAAAGAATATATACCTAAAAAAGTTGATACGTATAATTTAAGTTTAATTGATAGAGAAATAGAAAATATAGATTTTCAGGAAATTATAATCAAAGCATTTCAAAGTGTAGGGCGAACAGCGGAATTTGATAAACAAAAAAGATTAGTTTTAGACGGGCGATTGACTGGAACTTTTCAAGGTAAAAAAGATAGTGGACAATTTCTTGCTTCCACCTCACACGAGCCATTTAAAGGAAATAAAATAACAGCGGTGGCGGATATTTTAAGTGTGTCAAACAAAGAAGCAAGAAAGTGGATTATTGAACAGTATAATTTGAATTATACTAAACTTGTTGGAAAAGAAAAAATTAATAAACAATTAGAAAATATTGCACAAAAACAAAAAGCTAAAAAAGACGTTAGATATACTTGGGGAACAAGATTTTTAGATACACATTTTGCTATTATCAAGCCGACTAATTTTATTGTGGCGGCCGCCAAACGTAATTCAGGTAAAACAACATTCACGTTTGATATGGCTATTAAAAATGCCCAACTTGGACATAAAGTTTTATATATTTCATTGGAAATGGAAACTGATGATATACTTGACGATTTTGGTAGGAAATATGCTGGCATAACGATTGAAGAAGAATATGACAGAAAGATACCAGAAACAAAAATGATTGCTTATAACAGAAAACAGGATGGTATTAAAACAATACAAAAACTTATAATTGAGGGTATTAGACGTAATGACGGAATAGGATGGGAAACTATTGTGGAAATAATAAATAAACACGAAAATGTTGATATGGTTTTTATTGATAATCTTGATTTGATAGCTGGCAATGAGGGTGAGAATGATTGGCAAAGACAAAAAAGGTTAGTGTCGCAAATGATGTCATTCTGTTCTGAAAAACAAGTGCCAATAATTTTAGTTCACCATTATCGCAAAAGTATTGCTGGTAAGGATTATGGAATGGATGAATTAAGTGGGAGTGGCAAAATTGGTGACGGGGCGGATAGAGTAATTAAAGTCGTGAGAAATACAGACCCCGAAGCCCTTTATCCAGATAAATTTAAGTCAACAATTTATCTACAAAAAGGTCGTGGTTATCCTGAATTTACAACGGATATATATTTTATCAAAGGGACTTTTGTTGATACACCGCCGAGTTTTGATGAGTATAATAATAATCAACCAAAATTAACAAATGAAGAAACAAAAGAAATTTATAATATATTTAATGCTATATGAAATTAGAATCAACCAATGTAACTATAATAGCCAATGAAAAAATGGGAGAAGCTACAATATGTCAAAATGGTCGCCATCCTTGTTTTATTCGTGAAGAATATTTGGAAGAGTTAAAAGATTTGTTAAATGATTATTTAGAATTAAAAAGGTGATACTAAAAAATTATGCAACCAGTTGGCAATAAACTTAAAAAAGAAATAGAGGCAAGCCGAAGATTAAAAAAATGTTGGATATGTGGATCGCCATTAGTTGAAATCAATCATACCTTTCAATATTCAGGTCGCCAAATTTCAGAACTATTTGCTTTATCTTCTCTCTGTAAATTTCACCACACTGGCAAAGATGGTTTTCATAATAAATTGGAAACCAAAGAACGAGTGGAGTTAATGTGTTTGGAAAATTGCGATATTGGATATTTAATAATTAAATACCCAAAGAGGGATTGGCAACAATTATTCAAATATTTAAAAAATAAATATGGAAATCCCGCTAAAAGCCCTATCGGTAAACTGTGCCTTTCAAGGACGAAGATTTAAAACAAAAGAATATAAGGATTATGAGAAAGATTTGTCGTGGTTTTTAAAAGGTAAAAAAATTGAAGGTGAAGTTGAAATACATTATAAATTCTTTTTAAAAAATTACGCGCGAACTGATGTATCAAATTTAATTAAACTTTTGGAAGATTGTATTGTTAAAAACGGTTTGATAACCGATGACAGAAAAGTTAAAAGATTTACCGCAGAAAAATTTAAGTCGGAGGAGGATAAAATGGAAATAATAATCACAAAATACAGTTAGAGGTCAAAAAACGCTTTTATTGCCCCTACCTGATAAAAAAAAGGGTGAAAAATAATTTGGCTAATATAAGGCAAAAAGAGAAAAAAAGAAATTTTAGACACAAAACTCTTTGTTTAAAACCACAAAACGTCTTAAAACCACCAAAGAATGCGAAATTTACCCCTTTGCGCTTGGAATAGAAACTTTAAAACGCATCTGTGGACAACATACACTTTGACAATTCATTTTTTTATGATATTATATACTTGCTTACAGGCAAAAATATATAAAAAATTTTTTATTTAACAGATAAGTCGTGGAATGCCTGTAAGCTACCACGGCTTTTCTGTTATACAAAGGATTTTTAATATGAATAATTGTGTTTATTGTGGCAGTGAAGCGGCAGTAAGAGACCATTTTATTCCGTGGTCTTATAATCATAGTGGCCAGAGGAGGAGGGCTAAAAAAATATTTAAAGGAGAAAATAAAAATATTGTTTCTGCTTGTAGAGAATGTAATGGAATAGCGAGCAACAAAGTTTTTGATACAATAGATTTAAAAAGGGAATATATACAAGAAAGATTAGAACAAAAATATAATAAAATTTTACAATTACCAGATTGGGCAGAAAAGGAATTATTAGAATTGGGAATTAAACTACAAAAAAATACAGAATTAAAATTGTTAGCTAAAAAATGGATTACAAATCGCATTGCTTATCCAACTATAATTTATTCAGAAGAACCAATACGTGCCCAATTACAAAAAATTCAAAAATTATTTTAATTATATTAAAATTGAAATTTACCCCCATAGCTCTTAAAAAAACATAATCACAACGCCAACCAGTGGAAATTAAAACTACCAAAAACTACCTTAAAAATTAAAATAGCTAATATTAGCGAAATATAGAAATGATTTTTTGGAATGGCAAATATCCTAATAATGAAAAAAGTTTATGAAATATCGTAAAACCAAAAAACAATTAACCCATAAAGAAGCAAACCAGATTTTTCAGAATTGTCAGCAAGCCATCCAAGGAGAAAACGAAAACATAATTTACTGGAAAAACAGGAAACTAACCCCGATTGATATTTTCATTCTCAACACCGACAAATTTACTTTACCAGAACAAGCCATTGAAGCCAGCGAAAAAAGGATAAGTTATTGTAGTGATAAATTAGAAGATATGCGACGCTTTTTTGACCCAAATAAAAAAGTATTAAAAATATTTTAATTTATGAAGCGTGACGAAAAAAACAGACAAATACTTTTATAACTGTGGATAACTTTTTTTATCAACACCATAACTTCGCTAAAACAAGCAAAATGATACAAGCCGTCGGTGGCTTGACAAAATAATAAAAATATGGTATAATATAATCATAATTCACTAACTTAAAAATATGGGACTTGTCCAAACCATACAACGAGAGGCACAGCTAATTGACTATATGTCAATCTTGCCTCCAAAAGAAGCTATAATGCTTCACGATGATATTAGATATAGAACAGGAAGCGATTATTCAACCGATGAACTTAAAGCTCCATTATACGAATTAACAAACGAACTACATTGTTTTTTCTGTGGTCGTTGGGAAAGCGTAAATTTAACTTATTTAATTGGCAATAAAGTTGTTTGTGATTATTGCCAAGAAAAGGGAGAATAATATGGATGAACAAATTATTAAAGACGCACAATATAGGAAGGGGTTGTCAATCGCTTTCTTTAATGCGACTAACGCCTCTATTGAATTATGTAAAGGGTTGAATATTTACGCGGAAGAAACAAAAGCAAAAATAGTTGAATTAAGAAATTGGTTTTTAGAAGAACATAAAAAATATTATACCGAAGTTATAATGAATATTGGGAAACATTACGATTTAAAAACTACAATAGTAAAACTCAATAAAGTTACAACGATTGATGAATTAAAAAATGTGTGGGTTGGATTAAGCGAAGACGAACGACAAGATGACGAAGTAATTAAAGAAAAAAATAAACTAAAAGAAAAATATGAAAAAGTATAACACAGAACAAAGGTCGCCAGAGTGGGAACAGTTACGCAAAACCCATATTACAGGAACAGCCCTTAAAGGAATTATGGGAACGCCACGAGCAAGGCAAGAGGCAATATACGAAGTTATAGCAGACCGCTTGACTGTTGGCGTCGAAAGTGATGAGGAATATGAAAATCCAATGGCGAGAGGGACACGTTTAGAGCCAGACGCAATAGCAGAATTTGAATTTGCGACAGGAAAAAAAGTTGAAAGAGTTGGTTTTTGTGAAAGTGACGACATAAAAGAAGTCGCGCAAAGTCCTGATGGATATATTGCCGATACCAACGATACAGAGGCGATAGAAATTAAAAGTATGGGAGGAAAAAATCACGTCAAATTGTGGCTAACAAACGAAGTGCCTGATGAGTATTATTGGCAAGTCATTCAATACTTTGTAGTTAATGATAAATTAGAAAAATTATATTTTGTCGGGTTTAATCCACAAATACCAGTCCATTCTCTTCATATAATTGAAGTCAAAAGAGAGAATTTAGAAAGTGATATAAAAAAAGCGAAGGAGTCTCAAAAAGTATTTCTTCAAGAGATAGAAAGCATATTATTAACTTTAATAAAAATATGACAGAAACAAAACAACTAACATTGGTGGACAAAATATCGCAGGAAGTTGGGTTGCCAATAACAGACGCAGAAAAAATAGTAGCCTCTTTCGGCGAAATAGCCAAGAGAATAAATGATTGGGAAAATAAATTAGTTAAGTTTAATAAAATAGACAATACAGAAATAACAAAAGAAATTTGTGATGAAGCAAGAGAGTTGAGATTGGAAGGAAAAAAGATTAGAACAGATGGAGATAAAAAGCACAAAGAAATGAAGGAAAGGTCATTGTTGATCGGCAGAGCCATAGATGGTGTCAAGAATGTTTATAGATTAAAAATAACAGAACGAGAGGATAATTTGGAAAAAATAGAAAAGTATTTTGAAGCGTTAGAGCAAGCGAAAAAAGATAAAGTTAATGCCGAGAGAGAACTGCAATTAAGCAAGTATGTGATTGATATTTCAATGTATAATTACAAGGAAATGAACGACGAGGTGTTCGCCAATTTGCTTTTAACTGTAAAAAAGATTTGGGATACTGAACAGGAAGCGATTAAAAAAGCAGAAGCGGATAAGATTGAGGCAGAAAAAAAAGAAAAAGAAGAACAAGAGCGAATAAAAATTGAAAATGCTAAATTAAAATTAGAAGCCGAAGCGAGAGAAAAAGAATTACAAAAAGAAAGAGCGGAACAAAAAAAGAAACTTGAAGCCGAACAACTAAAATCTAAAAAGGAAGCCGAAGCGAGAGAAAAAATTGAGGCAGAATTAAAAGCCAAAAAAGATAAAGAGGAGCAAGATATTAAAGAAGCAAAGGCAAAAGAACAAGCGGAAAAGTTAAAAAAATTAGAGGAAGAAAAAACATTGCGATTAGCGCCAGACAAAGACAAATTACTTGCTTATGCCAAAGCTCTTGAAAATATAGATGTGCCAGAATTACAAACGCAGGAAGCTAAAAATACATTGGCAAACGCATTAAAATTATTAAGTCAAGTTTTAATCACATTAAAAATAAAATAATATGAAACTTCAAATCAAAAAAGGTGGCGGACTACCTTATGCTCGCAAAGAAGCATACGAATACGATGGCAAACAATATCAAGCTGATTTAGAGAATGGCGATGTCGTTAAGATTTTAGATAGTGGCGAAACTGAAATTGGAAACTTTGGCGAACAAACAGTATTCAAGATTAAAACACGAAATGGAGATAAAAAGTTATCTTTCAACCAAGCCACAATCAATGTGTTGGTGCAGGAATTTGGGGAAGATACCGAGCAATGGATAAACAAAGATGTCAATGTTATTTTGTCAAAAAAGATAATTGCCGGCAAAAAAGCCATTGTACCTTATCTGGTAACGAAAGAATGGCAAATTGATGAATACGGTGAGCTATATAAATTAAATAACAGCGAACAAAAAACCGACTTCCAAAAAGAAGTAGAGCCAATGGTTGAAGTAATACCGTTTTAAGATATGCAATTAGAAAAAAAAACAACTCAAAGAACAATCCAACAGAATAAAGCGTTGCATTTGTTTTACAGATTGTTAGCAGAAGAATTAAATTCCTGTGGGTTGGATATGCGCGTTGTTTTAAAGCCAGAGATTAGTATTCCTTGGTCGCCAAATGCGGTCAAGGAATATCTATGGCGACCAATACAAATCGCTCAACTGCAAAAACAAAGCACTATGGATTTAACGAATGTTGAAATAGACAGAATATACGATGTAATAAATAGACATTTAGGAGAGAAATTCGGAGTTTACGTTCCATTTCCTTCAAATATTAAAGAACAACTATGAAAAAAACAGATACGCTTGTCCGAAAAAATCCGCACGCAGTAGCATTGTCTAAACTCGTAAAGACAAAAGATAGATTGATATCATCATCTCTTGGTGGCAAAGCATTGGTTAAGAAGAAATTTGAAGGAATGGATAAAAAAGAAATCAGCGAAATAATGAAAAAAATCAGCCACGCTCGTTTTGCTAAACTGCCCGTAAAGAGTTAAGAAAACTACCACCTCAATAGAGGGAAACCTCTGCATGGTTGAGACTGGCAAGGGCTTGATTCAAACGGCACTTTGGCTATTTAATACCCCGCCCGAAATGGGCTAATGAACGACTAATAATCGGTTAAGAGCCGTGAGTAAGGCGGGGTTATTACTTATATATGTATCCAAAAAATCACAAATGTAAAACCTGCGGCATAAAGACCGAGCGAAACAAACGAATACGTAGTATGTGTATATTGTGTTTTTGGCGAAAAAGAAGTAAAGAACCAAAAACGATTGAATACAGAAAAAAGTATTACAGGGAATGGTTTCAACGATTAAAAAAAGATAAGAAAAGGTATAAAATTTGGAAAATTAAAAACAAAGAACATCAGAAAAAATATGGAAACAAAACCAATTAAAACAAGCAAGATGTTTATAAGTTACGCAAATGAGGATTACATAGATGGACATTTTGAAGAGCTGTATGGTTTTGAGAAAGGGAGCGAAAAGGCAAAAGAATATTTTAGCAAACTTGATAAGCCACTTACATTGTGGCAGAAAGTTAAAAGATTATGCGTAAAAACATTAAAACGACAATAATTAAAGAAGTAATTTTGTCCGAGAAAGAGGCAGAGTTAATACTTAAATGTTTGAGATATTGTAAGCATCGCTTAACGAGACATTCTGAATCTGGAATTAAATACACGATAAATAGAGATGATTTATTTATTTTAATACAAGGATTAAGTTTGGAATAATATGCCAAGAAACATACCGGATAGAGCATTTCTAACAATTAAAACCAAACAAAACATTCTTAAACAATGGGAAGCAATAACAGAAGAATTAACTAACCAATTTGTTAAAAAACATTTTGGAAAATCAGCTTCGTATTATTTTATCGGCGATGAGATTGGTGGAACAATTGAAGTATGCGATAGTTTTTTTAGCCTTGATGATATTGTTGGTTTTATGCGATATAAATATACAAGTAAACAGATGTTTGATTATTATGATGAAAGACTGGAAAAAGCGATGATAGAAGAGGACGAAGAGGAAAAAAAGGTTATGCCAAATATTAAAAATTGGAAAAAAATTAATTCATAAATAAATAATATGTCTATATCAAATTCAAAAAAAATCAACGAAGAAAATTCATACGGAGTTAATAGGTCAGACGGAGTTAATGGATCAGACGGAGTTAATTGGTCAGACGGAGTTAATACATCAAACGGAGTTAATGGGTCAGACGGAGTTAATGGGTCAAACGGAGTTAATGGGTCAGACGGAGTTAATTGGTCAGACGGAGTTAATTGGTCAGACGGAGTTAATATATCATACGGAGTTATAAATTCTTTCGGAGTTGATAAAGCTATTTTTTTAGCTGATAAAAAAAGAATATATAGTATTTTTGGTAAAGAAGTTAGCGAAGATAGATTTGATGAAGTAATGAATAAATTAAAAAGTTTTAAATGGTATCCGAAATTCAACAATGCTTTTGAACTTTATCTTAAAAATGGGAATGATTGGAAAAAAATAAACGCAGATGAAATAACCGACACATTGAAAGATTGGAAAAAACCATATAAAGCGTGGAAAGATATGCCAAAAGAAATGTTAGAATATATTCAGAGTTTAAAGGAGTTTGACGCTGTAATGTTTGAAAGGATAACAGGGATTTAGATTGAAAGTAAAAATAATCAAAAAGAAGATGGGGATATTATAGAAATAAATGGGATTAAATATAAGAGAATATAGTATGCAAACAATAATAAAATATGATGACTACGAACTCATTTTAAGCAATGATGAATTAGAAACTAAACTAGATAAGTTGTTAAAATAATATGGAAATAAAACTTGGAGACAAAATATACTTTTTTAAATATGGTAAATATCCAATAGGTTATGAAACGATTATAAAAATCACTCCAACAACGTATAAAACTAAAAATTATAAGTTAGAACTTAACGGAGAATATTTACGAATTAAAGAAAAATCAAAGTGGGATAATACCATCGCCCAATTAGAAAATCCCACAAACAAAGCATTATTCGAAGAAGCCAAAAAAATATCGTGGTTTGACAATAAGCAATTTAATATTGATGAGAAAGTAAAAGTTTATGAGATATTAAATATCTAACTAATTAAGCCAATAATTGGCAGAAAGTAAAATAATAGTATGGAAGAAAAATCAAAATGTTGTGGAGATAGGGCGAGTTGGAATTTTGTTTTTAAGTATTGTAATAAATGCGGTAAACGATTTGAACCTATAGATGAACTTTATGGAAGTGATGAAAGTATAGAAAATGAACAAATTGCTACTAATAAGGAAAATAATTATAAAAATTTATAATCCCCTCTCACTAACTATCTATTAAGGTAGTTAGTAGGATATAATTAAAGTAAAGCAAATATATGGAAAAATTGTATAAGTTTGTGCGTAATTTGGATATTTTAATAGACTCATTTATCAAGGGATTTGCTATCTATCTTATATTTTGGCAAAAAGATTATTTTCACGCCACAATAGTATTGGGAATGAGTGGCTTGTGGTGTTTATCAATGGTCGCTGAAAGATTATTAAACAAAAAAGATTAGTTCCTTCCGTTCTTCCTTGTTAAATTGGCGAGAAGCTATTAATCTAATCCAGCTGGATACGGCTTCAAAACCTCCGATATTCAAGGAAGAGCAGAGAGAATTAAATTAGTTTTTTCAAATTGCGGGCGTGCGTGTCCCATACACACAAGTGAGTAAGGGCAAACCCTTCTTGTCCACTTCGCCCCCGCTTTGAGAGAATTAACCAAAGGAGAAACAATGGAAAGATTTATCATCACTCTGGTGAGTTTTTGCCACAGGTGTAACAAACTCCAACCCCACGATGTGTACGCTGGAATTTCACCAAGACAGTATGTTCATACTGCTGTCTGCAAAGTCTGCAAAACCAAAAAAGAAATAGCAATCGATTAGGAGATGGGAATGAAAAACGTAGTTGACATCGTCAAAGGTGGCGAGGAGTTCAGTTGGTGTCCGAACTGCCGAGCTCATCGCTGGTTCTGGCTTCACAACTACGTCAACGCCCACGGTGGAATCGTGAAGCAGGTCTACACGTGTTCCAAATGTGGCCACAACAAGGGGCAAAAGAAATGAGGTGGTGGTGCAAAAAGTGCAGGGACAATAAAAACTGGATACCCAATCACAAGGTAATGTACAGAAAGGGTAATCTGTACTACATCCAGCACGATTGTCCCGAGTGTTCCCAAAAATGGGACGTGTCGTTTGATAGCTGGTCGTTTGATAACAGGCTGGCTTATCTCGGCATAACAATTAACAAGGAGGAATTGGAAATCAAAGAAAACCCGGCGCGGAAAGTCAGGAGGTATCGGAGATGACCAGATGTGATTGCGGGTGCAATCAGTTCAGGCTTATGCTCATTCAGTCGGCGTACATTGACTATAAGTGGTGTATTCCGATGTATTGTCAGGCCTGTGATTACGAACTCACCTTGCACGTTGACCAAACTGGTTATGATAAGCTCTATAATCAGAGCAACGGTAACGTGTGTATCGTATCACTTGGAAAGGAGGAGAATTAAAGTCAAAGGGTCGGCCGTCCCTTAACGGCCATACTAAATAATAACCATTAAATATGTCCAACACTAAATACAATTTAGACCTTTTGCTTGACACAACCTGCGTAATGCCAGACCAAACCTATACATTTGAAGAAGTGCGAGAAATTCTTTTGCAAGTTAAAGATGACTTATTAAAAATAACAAATATTAATAAATACAAAGAATTAAGAAGGGAAGTAGAAAGATATTTTAAAATATGAAACTATCAATAGAACAATGCTCTAATGGCTGGGAATTATCTTGGTTGGAAGAG